AGCCATCACTGTGTCAGTGCCGGTGGCGGCATCAAAGGTGGAGTAGTCCGTACCGCCATCAGCGTACTGCTCGGTGAGCGTGTCGCTGTTGTCGAGGGCGGAACCGTCTCCATTCTCTTTTGCTGTGCCAGCAGCGTTGGAACCAACAACCGTGTTACGGGTGATGGTGTCCATGTCTAGGGCAGCATCTTCACCGTTAGTCTTGATCGACTGCTGTAAGCTGTTGAACAAGTCTGTGGCGGTGAGGATGTCAGTCAATTTAATGACCTGACCGCGTTGTGATAGTGTCTTCTCAATCTTGGCGAGTGAGAGGTTGCGAGTACCGCTAGGTGCAGTGCCTTCTGTCAGAGCTTCAATGTCTGAAGTAGAAGGTGCTCCGAAGCGGAACATGGTAATCGCCTTATGACCCGCCTTCGCAGGAAGGGGAGCCTTTTCGGCGAACTGATCCATAACCAATGCCTGAACAGCGTAGGACAGCAATTTCTTGCTGAAATAGTTCTGATACTGGTTGGAGAGAGTTGTGGTTGTCGTAGGCATAAGCCTGTTTCCTTTCCGTCAGTTTAACGTGTCACAACGTGATGCAATGGCTAAAGATTATCGTCATGCGCTGATGCGGCTCGCATTAAATACTGCGTTTGCTCTTCATCGCTCATATCATCAAATCCTTTTTCACCATCGGCTTTACCCGCTGTGAACCCGCCTGTAACTGACATTTTCTTTTCCAATTTGTTGTATCGTTCCTGTAATTCTGACAGTTCAGTAGATGCGCTTTTCCCTTTCTCCGCTTCCATCTGCATCATCGCGCCATTAACTGCTGCCTGTAATCCGTCAGGCATATTTGCCACTTGAGGATGTGCTTGCAGCAGCGCGTTCGCCCGCTTGGTTAACTCGGAGTCAGACTTTTGTAGGTCGGGATGTTTGAGCATCAATTCCTGGCGTTTTGATTCAAAGGTTTCCCAGTGTTTAGCTTCGTTGGCTTGCCTCACTGCCTGATCTTGCTTTTCGGAAAGTTCTTGAACCTTCCTGTCAGCCGCTTCAGCCAGCTTGGTTTCGCCTTCATCCCTAAACCCTCTTGCTGCTTCCTCGTAGTCCTTGGCCGTATGACCGTGCTCGTCGCGGTATCCTTGTGTCGCGGCAAGTTGTTGCCGCTGTTTCTCCAGTTCCGCGTGTGCCTGTTCAATGGCTTGCCGATCCCTCTTGTTTTGTTCCTTCACCTCATTGGCTTCGGCCCAAGTTTTATTCAAGCGTTCGCGGTTCTTGGCGTACTTGCTTTTCTCTTTCGGAGAAGGGGCTTTCGCCTCTTCCTGTTCTGTCAAAGAACTATCAGGTTCTTTATCCGCACTGTCTGCCTCCGGCTCCGGTGGAGTTTCCTCCGGTTGACTATCAGCTTCAGGTTCTTCCACGGGCGGGTACTCATTCTCCTCTGGAGAATCAATAACCATGCTCGGTTGTTCCCCCGCATCCATCGCAGCATCATACTGCGAGGCAGCGGCCAATAGTTGTTCGGCGGTTACTTCGCCGGATTCTTCTGACATTCAGTGCTTCCCTATTGATTGCTTAATCCTCGTCGCGTGTTTGCAATCAAAACACACGCCGTGCTGTGGGGTCTTCACTCATCGCACGTCCGACCCCGAATACGTCCGATGGTAAATCTTCTTCCGGTTCAATATCAC